ACGCTCAGTTTATGTTTACCAATAGCGGGCTATCAACACCGCAATATGATGCCGCGCTCGTCAATTATGAGGCGCAATCCGTGCAGAACAACGTAATTATAGGCTTTGGAGCATCAACCTACACCATAGGCAGCGCAGCCGACACAGCGCGCACGGCGCTGGCTAATGACCACAGCTGGACTATTACGGATGGGGGCGGGGTCTAATGGCAGTCAAGCGCATCGACAACGTAGCGGCTGAGACCTACGCCGTAGCCTATGACCTGGCAGGCGTGGAGCATAACGTCGTTCTTGAGCCTGGGCAGTCGCTTATCACCGGACAGCCGGAACTTATTTCAAGCGATGACCCCGCCGAGTTTGCGGGGCTTGTTGCCGTGTCCGGTCTGCCCATTCAGCCACTGCCGCCCGAGCCGACAGGCACCGATCTTGGCGAGGAAGTGGAAAGGGGGCGGGTGTACGACTTCAACGGCACGTTCTATGTGTGTGTGCAGACCCACAACCGCCAGCAATTCGATCCAGCGGACACACCGGCACTGTTCACCGAGGCACGTCTGCCGCTTGACCCGTGGGTGCAGCCCACAGGCGCACAGGACGCATACGCCATCGGCGACCTCGTAACCCACGACAACCCCAACGACGGCGGTGAGATTTGGGTTTATGAGTCCAACATCAACGCGAACACCACGGAACCAGGGCGGGACGGCACCTTTGACCGCTGGTGGCGTCCGGTTAGCAGACTAGCAGACTATAGCCCCTGATGGATTCAGGAAAGATATGGGGGAGCAAGGGGCGCAATTTTGAGCGCATGGTGCGTGAAGCACTTGATGACCTGTATGCGCAGGTAAGCAATCAGTCAGGCAGTCAGGCACAGGAACCCGCCAGCACGACTTATCTTGTCCCGCTATGGGCCGAAGAAAACAGCACGCTTGGCGCATCGAACACTTACGAGTGGGCGTTCGGCAACGGCGCTAACACGCCTGCTGGTGGCGGCGTGCTGATTTACGTCCCTAACGGCCAGACCTGTGCGGTTAAGGCTATGGGTGTCAAAATGAACAACACATCAGGCAGCGCCACGGTTGAACTGGTGCATAACGGAACACCGCAAGGGTCTTCGGCCCGTGTTGTCGCAACGTCCAACGGCGGCGCTTTGAGCGAGCTATCAACGCCGCTAAGCATTAGCAACGGCGATATGCTCAACTTTCTCACATCATCATCAAGCGGCACCAGCAGTCCATGCACAGCGGTTGCATGGCTTGAATACACAGCATAGGAAACACCATGTCAGATCAGATCAATGTACTTGCAAGCGGCACGACTGATAGCGTGCAGTCCGATGATTTTGCTGTCGGGGTAACGCCTGTCATGGTGTTTGCCTTTGGCACTTTGGGCAGCGACACGGGGGACCTTCAGGTACGCCAAAGCGACGGCACTTACAGCGATGTGTACGATACCGATGGACAGGTGCAGCTCAGCGCCACCAGGCCGCAAGTTCTCATCAATGCGCCTGGCACATACCGCGTTGACGTAACGACCCGCACAGGATCATGGGGGATTGATTGCAGCCCGTTCGATCCGCGCAGGGTTGACGATACGTAATGTTCGGCAAGCGCTTAAGACACTACACATGCAAGGGATGCGGGCACGTATGGGAACAGGAAGCATTCTGCCCCTGCCCTAAGAAGTGTCCTCAGTGCGATAAGCGCACGCGCCCGCACTGGTAATGCCTGACCTACCAGCGGTCTATCGCGGTCCACGCAGGACAGCACAGCACAAGAGCAGGAAGGCAAAGCAACGCCAGGCCAGCCGCGGCCTGCCCACCTATAGCAAACAATGGCGCGCCATACGTGAGCGGGTGCTGTATGAGGAACCGCTGTGCCGTGAATGCAAAGCGAACGGAAAGATAACAGCGGCAACCCAAGTCGATCACATAGACGAGGACAGCCACAACAACAGCAGAGACAACCTGCAAGCGTTGTGCGCTCCATGTCACAGCAGGAAAACCGCAGCGAATCATGGCAATCAAAACGCAAGTTCAATTGCTCGCTGATGTCGAGGCTACCCTGGGGGATAACACCGAGGGGGCCATATCAGCGGCAGACCTGCGGACATTGCTTAGAGACATTACAGACACGGCAGAGGATAGATGGGGCATTGGCGCCTTGGCTAGTTCGCCTGCGGTGTCGCCGTCCCTCACGGAAGCGGCAGCGCGGATAGCTGGGAAACTGGCAGACTGTGCAGGCGGCGCAGAGGGATGCGTAAGCCCAGAGGATGTGCGCATAGCGACCCAGGCCGTGCTAGATGTGTTCTATCAAGATGTATGAACGCACAGAGGGACGTATAGGGGGATGCTGGTCAGATAGGGGAGGGGTGGGGAAATCCTTGAATGTTAAGAATTCCTAACACGCGCTCACCCCTGATTTTTCGCATCCGCAACTCACATATTGACAAAAGTGTCAAAAATGCCAAGACCCAAACAACCAAGAGAAATGGCGATCCTGAAGGGCGCGCACAAGAAAGACCCGCAGCGTTATCGTGACGAAGTGCCCAAGTCTGAGATGCCGCTGGGCGATGCGCCGGATTACATGAGCGAGTCGCAGGCTGATGCGTGGCGAGAGCTTAGTCGGATTTCCATTCCTGGCGTCCTCACTGAGTCAGATCGCCCTGTGCTGGAACTGGTGTCTTGTCTGTTGGCGCAGTGGCGTGCCAATCCTGTTGATTTTCCAGATAGCCGCATTGGTCATTTGCGAATTGGTTTGAGTACGCTGGGAATGTCGCCCACCGACAGGAACAAACTGGCGAAACCTAAAGACAATGAAAAAAGCAAGCCGAAGTTTAGGTCAGTGAGTTGATGTGGACGGTGAAGCTAGGGCGCACCGTTACCGGGACGGCGTGCTAGATGGAAGCATCCCTGCACCAAGATTGGTGCGGCTTGCTTGTGAGCGCGACAAACTCGACCATAAACGGAATGATCTTGACTGGGATCCCGATAGTGCAAATGCCGCTTGCGAAAACTTTGAATACCTGCCGCACGTTAAGGGCAAGTGGGCCGGGAATCCGTTTGTATTGGAGGACTGGCAGTGCTTTGTCGTTTGCTCCATCTTCGGATGGAAGCGCAAAGACAACGGCAAGCGGCGGTTCCGTTACGCCTATTTGCAGATACCGAGGAAGAACGGCAAAACGTCCCTTGCAGTTGGGATAGCGTTACTGCTGTTTGCAGCAGACGAGGAAGAGGGCGCGGAAGCCTACCTCGGCGCCACGGCGCAAGACCACGCCAAACAGTTGCTCTACTTTCCCGCCAAGCGGATTGTCGAGATGGCTGACGATTTCCGCGAGCACTTCGGCATTGAGGTCGGCGCCTCAAGCATGATTATCCCGTCTAGCTTTTCGCGGCTGACTACGGTTATCCGCAAGCCGGATGATGGCGCATCGCCGCACGTTGCGGTTGTAGACGAGTACCACGAACATGACACGGACGATCAGTGGTCAACGTTTGACACAGGCATGGGCGCGCGTGAGCAGCCGCTGCTGCTGACCACTACTACGGCAGGCGCTAACCTGGCGGGGCCGTGCAAGATTTACCGAGATGACTGCGTGCGGGGTCTGGAAAGCGACCCGCATGACGCTACGTTTGCGCTGATCTACGAACCAGACGAGGGTGATGCGTGGGACGATGAGTCCACGCTTAGGAAAGTTAACCCTAACCTGGGCGTTTCGGTTTCTGAGTCGTTCCTGCTGGATCAGTTGGAGCAGGCTCGCCGCAGCGCGTCAAAGCAGAACGCATACCGCACGAAGCACCTGAATCAGTGGGTGGGGGCTAAGGTTGCGTGGATGAATATGCTGGCTTGGCAGCGCCAGAAGAAAACGCACAGCCTGCAAGACTACGAAGGCCGGGTGGCATACCTGGGCGTTGACCTTGCAAGCAAAAAAGACGTTGCCGCAATCGGTATCGTGATACCAGATTCTGGTACCTACAACGTATTTACAAAGCTGTACGCGCCAGAGGCGGCGGCAGAGGAAAACGATCAATACCGCGTTTTTGCGCGTAACGGGAGTATGACCCTTACCGATGGGTCTGCAACGGACTACGCGACCATACAGGGCGACATAGAAGACCTGTGCAGCAGGTTCAAGGTCAGCGCCGTTGCGTTTGATGCTTGGCAGGCCCAGTTTCTGATGCAGCGCCTTGCTGAGCGGCGCTTGCCTGTTGAAGAATTCCCGCATCAGGTTCGCACCATGTCGGACCCCATGAAAGAGATGGAGTCGCTGGTGCTTGATGGGCGGCTATGGCATGACGGCGACCCCGCGTTAACGTGGATGATGGGCAACGTTGCCGCACGCATGGACGCGAAAGAAAACATTTACCCTAACAAGGCCAACCCTAACGACCCGCGTTGCAAGATCGACGGTGTTGTCGCGCTCATCATGGCCCTGGGGCTGGCAGTACGTGAGCGCGAGGAGGGCACCTTGGACGATTGGCTAAACTACATTAAGGGTCGAGCATGAGCTGGTGGGGTTACGCATTAGGCAGGTTAGGGTTTGGGCCAGGAAGGCTGGCAAACCTTGACCGAGGCCAGCAGGTTAGCGGCTCGTATTCCCGTTATACCGACGCTGAAATTACCGTCACTGACGAGCGTGCGGTTGGGTTGTCTGCGGTCTGGGGATGCGTTCGCCTTATTGTTCAGTCTGGGGCTACGCTGCCCATCAAGTGCTACACGCTAGACGGTGAAAAAGAGCGCGTCTGGTTGCCTGATGATGACCCCATGTGCCGGATGCTAAACGGGCGCCCCAACCCGTGGATGAACGGGCAAGAGTTTCGCCAGGCCATGTGGACGCAGCGCCTGCTGTGGGGCAACGCTTATGCTGCAATCCGGCGCGATGGCGCGGGGAAGATTGCCGCATTGATCCCGAAGAAAGCGGAACACGTGGTGGTAAACCGCGAAGACTGGGGCATCAAGTACGAATACACCACGGAAAGCGGCACCGAGGTTTACGAAAACCGCATTAACCAACCGCCCCAGATGCTGCATTGGAAGGGATGGGGGCCGGATGGCGTTATTGGTCTATCGACGCTTTCCTATGCACGACACACAATGGGGATCACGCTGTCCGCTGACCGCAAGGCGGCAACGTCATTTAGCGGGCGCCCTAATGGCGTGCTTGCAACAGACACATTCCTAACCCCTGAGCAGCGCGATGATTTGCGCGGGCTGTATGAGGGCGTAGGCAATTCAACGGTTGGTGATGGGCAGATGTGGTTGCTTGAGGGTGGCTTTAAGTACGAGCCGATTGGTCTGCCGCCTGACGATTTGCAGATGCTGCAAACCCGCGCTTTTCAGCTTGCGGAGATTTGCCGATTCTTTGGCGTACCGCAGGTGATGCTTGATGGAGGGGAGAAAGGTGCGTCCTGGCCCGCGAGTTACGAGAAACAAGTGTTGGCCTTCAAAACCTTCACACTTGGCCCGTTCTTTGAGGAATTTGAACAGAAGGTTGCGGAAGTCTTTGGTGACGGACGCTATGCGGAACACGACTCGTCAGGACTAGTAAGGCCAGACAGTCAGACTATGGCGGCATACCTTGCCACCCTGGTCAGTAACGGACTGATGACGCGCAACGAGGCGCGGCGGCAGTTGAAGCTGCCCGCAATGGATCAGGAGGGCGCGGACGATTTGACCGTGCAGTTGAACATGGCAGGGCTTGATGACCTGCATGAAGGAGATGGAAATGCTGAGCAAGCACCTCAACCCAATCAGTAAATGCGAAATCAAAGCCGCAGGGGATGGGCGGGTTTTTGAGGGTTACGCTTCCGTATGGGGGTCTGTTGACTCGTATGGCGATACAGTCCAGCGCGGCGCGTTTGAAAAAACGATTGCCGATTACAAAGAGCAGGGCCGTTACCCCAGGATGTTTTACAGTCACAGTCAGTCAGCAGTTATCGGGAAATGGACGTACATGGCAGAAGACGAAAAAGGGCTGGCTGTGCGCGGTGAACTGACGCCAGGGCATCGCATGGCCGATGATGTTTACGCATCACTACGGCACGGCGCCATCGACGGGCTGTCAATCGGATTCATTGACCGCGATTCCGAAGAACTGGAAACGGGCGGGCGCTTGCTCAAAGAGATTGACCTTATGGAAATTAGCGTGGTGAGTTTGCCAGCAGAGCAGCTTGCCACGATTACGTCTGTCAAATCGCGCCTAGCGCAGATTGGCGGGCTGAAGGATGCAGAGAGAGTCCTGCGTGATGCTGGGTTCACTCGCGCCGAGGCTGCTGGCTTTATCAGCCGTGTAAAGGATATGTGGCAGAGCGATTCTGTTGCCGACCTTGAAGCAAAAATGAAAGCCACTGACCGCATCCGTGGGAACACGGAGGCAATTTTGAAATCACTCAACGTTATTAAGGAGTTCACATCATGACTGATGAAACCCAGACGGTTGAGGTTGACAAGGCGCAAGTTGAAACCGAGATCAAAAAGATCGGTGAAGAGTTGCGCGCCTACGTCGAGAAATCCGGCAAAGAAGTCGAGGAATCCGGCAAAGTCGCAACCGAAACCAAAAACGCCGTCAAGGCACTTTCCGAGAAGTGGCACGAAACCGACCAGCGCCTTCTGGCCATCGAACAGATGGGCGGCGGTTCTGAGGCCAAAACTCGCAAGACCGCAGGCGCTGAGTTCGCCGGGTCCGAAGAGTTCAAGGCCATGCAGGAAGGTCGCGCAAGCCGCGCACGGTTTGAAACCAAGACCGCGCTTATCAACGCCACGCAGAACAGCAGCCAGCCCCTGGTCCCTGCGGATCACCTGGGCCAGATTGCCGCTCTGCCGTTCCGTTCCTTCGATGTTTGGAACGCCATTCCGAAAGGCTCCACCGCATCCAACGTTGTGACCTGGCCGCGCGCTACGCGCACCAACAACGCTGGCCCGCAGGTTGGCGGTTCGCCGGAAGCGTTTGAGAACGTGACCAAGCCGGAATCCGCTTACAGCTTTACGCTGATTGAGCGCCCGGTTCGCACCATTGCTCACTTCCTGCCTGTCTCTACGCAGGTGATGGAAGACAGCCCGTTCCTGGAGTCCTTCCTGAACGTGGACATGGTGGACGGTCTGCGCGAAGAAGTGGAAGACCAGTGCCTTAGCGGTTCCGGCGCCAATGGCAACCTGTCCGGCCTGCTGACCGAGGCGACGGCTTACGCCGAAGAATCGCCCATCGTTGCAGCGTCCAAGACGGGCGAGCTGGAAATCCGTTCTGCTATCCGTCAGCTTCAGGAAAGCAACTACATGGCCTCGCACATTGTGCTGTCGCCGCGTCAGTGGTTCGCCTTGGAGTCCTCGCGGATCAACGCAGGCACGGATGACCGCTACATCTGGGCTAACCCGCAGGACGCTTCTGACAAGCGTCTGTGGGGTGTTCCGGTGATTGTCACCAACGCGATGAACGATACCCAGTTCCTCGTGGGCGATATGAGCCAGTGCATGGCCTTTGAGAAGTCTGGAATCAGCTTCCAGGCTGCGTATCAGGACAGCACGAACTTCCAGAAAAACATGGTGACGCTCCGCGCTGAGTGCCGCCTGTCGCTGGTTGTTAAGCGTACTGAGGCGTTTGTTGTGGGCACGTTCTCGTAAGAGTGTGTGCAGGGATTGCCCGCCCCTTCGGGGGCGGGTGTTTCTTGGGAGGGTTTTATGGCTGAAGTAACAGCACTTACCGATTTTCAGTTTCGTGAACGTGAGGTCAAGGCCGGAGATAAGGTTGAGATGTCCGACGCGGAGCGCATGAAATACGCGGGCCTGGGCTTTGTTGCAATGTACGAGACAAAGGTGCAGGAACCCCGTGAAAAAAAGTCTTCTGCTGCATCGCAAGCGGCCCCAGCGCAACGCAGCAAGACGCGGAAAAAGCGTACGAAAAAGCGCACGTAATTGCGGTTAATGACTCATGGCGCCTGATTCCCAACAAAGGGACGGGCGCGCACCTTTACGCTGCCGATCCTCACTGGTGGCACCATCACGAGCCGGAAGTTTCCCGAAACTGGGAAGGCGAGTGCTGGTCACAGGACACCAACTGGGAGGGCAAGTATCCCAAACTGCCGGGCATCAACTTGCTGCAATTGCAGCGGTCTGGCGGGCTGTCTGTGACGCCGGGCGTTATACACAGCGGGGGGCAGGGGTCAAGCGGTTATCAGGCCGTCAATCTTGCGCTGCTTTTGGGGGCCACGACAATCTTGCTGGTGGGCTACGATATGCACCACCGCAAAGGGCTGCACTGGTTCGGGGCGCACCCTAAAGAGGTAAACCGGAATCAATCAGACCCGCAGGTTTTTGCAAAGTCCTATGACAGCATCAACCCGCAGGCTTACGGTGTAGAGATTATTAACTGCACCCCAGGTTCTGCGGTTACGGCGTTTCCGTTTGGGTGCCTTGATGATTACTAGGGGAATCGTTATCGGCACGGGGCCGAGCTTGGCGCGCCAGTTTGCAGACGTTCACCGATTGAAGGGTAACGGCTATCTGCTGTTCGGGGTGAACAACACTTTTCAGGATTTTGATTTAGACCACTGGATAGCGTGTGATCCGGCATGGCATCGCCATTACGGGAAGGTTGAGGGCAAGTTTCAGAAATGGCACTGGGATGAGGGCATCTGTAACCAGTACGGTTACACGCACATCCCTGGCAAGTGGGTTGATGGGGTTAGCCCGCCGGGGTCTGACTGGATCAGCTATAACCACGGCAGCGGACCGCAAGCTTTGAACCTTGCTGTTTTGCATTGTGACGAAATCCTGCTGGTGGGTCATGACATGACCTACCGCGACAATGAGCCGCGCCATTATTTCTCAGGGCTAAGCGACAAGCAGGGCGAATACCCTGGGCCGTTGCGGAAATACTCGCCTTTTGAGAAGCCGCAGCGAGAGGGCGGCGCCCATCCTGACGGTGATGGGATTTTGTACAACTACAAGCACATCGCAGAGCAGGCGGCGCGGGGCGAGATACCGCCTATCTATAATTGCACGCCACAGTCAGCAATGAAGTGGTTTCCTTTTCGTGACCTGGGAGGGTTCGCATGACAACCGAAAGCAAGCGCCGCGAGGCAATGGCGCAGCAAATCCGCGCCACAATGCAGCCAACGCCACGGCCGTCGCCGCTGGGCGTGGCTCTGGCAAATACGTTCCTATACGCCGCTGGCGCAGCCATTGGGTATGGAATCTATACCCTTAGCGGGGTTCCGCAAGCGTTGCTTATAGGTGCCGTTGCGGTGTTTTTGATTAGCCTGGTGATGGCGAAATGATCCGCGTATTCGTGGGAAGTGGGCCGCAGTACGCCGAGGTCGAGCCAGTCATGGAGGGCTTGCTGCGCGACAGCACAGATGCAGACGTAGAAGTCACATTCATGCGCGCTGGTGAAAACGGGCTGAAGCCTTCGGGCTGCACTGGATTTACCATGTACCGATTCGCTGTGCCTTCCCTGGCAGGGCGGGAAGGTTTTGCGATCTACCTTGACGTTGATATGTTTGTCTTCGGCGACATAGCGAAACTGTGGGGCTACCGCCAGCGGTATCACTGGGCCTGTCTTAAAGATGGGTCTAACGAGGTTATGGTGATTGATTGTGAGCATGGGCATATGCCCAGCCATCGCAAGATTCACCAGTACCGGAAGGGGCAGCTGCGCCCGACATACGCGCCCGTGATCCCGTCAACGTGGAATCATGAGGACAAAGTGAACAGCCAGACAAAACTGCTGCACTTCACCGACATGGCCCGCCAGCCGTGGTTTCACGACGGGCATGAACTTCAGCCGCTTTGGGAGGAGTTGCGTGAACAATACGGTCAAGCAACCTGACATCATTACGGACCCCGCAAAGTATCGCAGGGGCTGGAATGGCGGGTTACCAGAAACCCCGTGCGGGTCTGGTTCTCGCATTAGGAACACGCATATCCAGCGGAAATGGATTCCGCAAACCATACAAAAGTATGGCATTAAGTCTGTCGCAGACTTGGGCGCGGGTGATCTGAATTGGATGCAGAAAACCGATTTAGGCAACGTGCGTTATCGGGCTTATGACCTTGTGCCGCGGCATCCCAGCGTCAAACAGTTTGACCTGCTGGCCGATGACCTGCCGGAAGCAGATTGCTATATGGTGCTGTGGGTTCTGAACCACTTCACCGAAAAACAGGCACGGCGGGCCATTGAGCGCCTGACCAGCGGTCCCGCAAAGTATCTGATGATGACCTGGGAGCCGCGCGCATTCGACTTCCTTGACCTGCCCTATATTGAAACGGTCGTTATCCGTGACCGTGGCAAAGGCGATGAGCGTGGCAATGTCGAGCTGCGTCTGCATCAGCTATGAAAGTTTTTATAGGGAACTGGGGCGGGCGGTATCCTGATTACTACCCTGAGCGACTATCGCGCAGCATCACGGACAACCTGACCATTCCTCACGAGGTTTATCTGATTGAGGAAACGGACTATCCCGGCTGGTGGGGCAAGATTAACGTTCTTGCCGAGCCTGGCCCTGCGCTGTGGGTTGATATGGACTGCGTGATTACGGGGTCATTGGATGACCTGATACCGGGACGCACTACTGCCGACATTGTGACCGCGCGGAACTGGGCGCAGTCAGGGCATGGCGGCTGTCAGTCCTCCGTGATGTACTGGAATGACGCAAGCAGGATTGTTGAGGCATACGACCCCAACGAGCCAACCCTAGGCAACTGGCCCCCGCGCAATGATTCGGGGTGCCTGTGGGGCGATCAGGAATTCTTGACGCTGTTGCGCGACACGCAACGCATAGAGGTTGAGTATTTCGATTCAGCGCACGTTGTTTCATACAAATACCACTGTCGCCAAGGTGTGCCGGATGACGCGCGCGTGGTTTGCTTTCACGGCAAGCCAGACCCGCACGAGGTGCGCGCGGATTGGGTAAAACAATGCTGGGGGTAATTCATTACAACCCGCACCTTGCACACCAGCGGGATCACGCACGCGCCTTTGAGCAGTGCGGGTTTACCGCCACGACAAGCAAAACGACAGAGGCCGACGTTCATGTCGTTAGCGGTCCTTACTATGCGCTGCGCCAATGGGCGCGCCACCCCAGCCTGCTGATGATTGATCGGGCATGGTGGGGCGATCCTGACTGCGTGTCTATCGGCTGGCTGAACAAAGACGGCACGCGCACTTTTGCGACAGGCGATGAACCGCGAGCGCATCCGAAGCCGCTGCCTTGGAAGAAGCGAGAGAACACTGCCATAGTCCTTGCCGACTACGGACAGAAAACCACGCAGATCATGCGTGAAGCAGCGCAGCGTTATGCGTACATCAGGGAGCGGCGGCATCCGGCAGAGGTCAGGGATCAGGCTTCATTGACTTCGGGTCTGTGTCTGAGCGATGTGGCGATAGGCACAAGCGGGACGGCGCTTTTTGAAGCGGTGATGCTGGGGTTGCCGTCTGTGTGTCTTGATCCAGATAACCCCGTTGCAGAAGTGTGTTCCGCAAGCATTGACGCACCGTTACGCCGACCAGACCGCAGCGAGTGGCTGCACAAACTTAGCTATGCCCAATTCTCGCTAGACGAGATAGCGGACGGCACAGCCTGGAGATTGTTGAGAGATGTACGGCAGCTATAACAACCCCGACGCGGTAACGTATCTGGATTACGTGGTAAAGGAGCCGCGCGAGTCTGTTGCGCCAGTTGTCGAGCCTGTCACGCTGGATGAGGCCAAGAATCATTTGCGCGTGGACTACAGCGAAGACGATGCGCTTATCATGAACATGGTGGCGGCGATTAGACGCTACATGGAGCGCAAGCTGAATATTGCAATGGTTGAGCGTACATATACCGCCAACCTGCCGCGATTTTTTGAGCGGGTTCACTTTCCGCACCAGCCGCTGGTTAGCGTGCCTACGATTCAGTACTACAACGCAGAAAGCCCGTCCGTGCTGACCACCCTGGCAGACTCAACGTCTAGCCCGCAGGTGGCCAGCACCACCTACCGCGTAAATACGGAGGAGGGCTACATCTACCGTATCAATGGGGCAACCTTGCCGGACACGGCCTGCCGTCATGATGCTGTGCAGATCACCTTTGTTTGTGGGCACAGTGGATCGCCCGCTCAGTCTTCGGTGCCGGATGACTTGCGCGCCGCGCTCTTGCTGGGGCTTGGCGACCTGTACGAAAACCGCGAGTCCAGCACGCCGTTGAAGGTTGAGCAATTGCCGACCATGAAGCGCCTGATGATGGGCCATAGGCTCTACCAATGAGGGCGGGGCGCCTGCGCCATCGCCTGCAACTTCAGCAGGTGACGCGCACAAAGGACGAGGTAGGCGGCTACAGCTCCGCATGGAC